CGCGTTTCAGCCAGGCAGAACTCACCCGGTGCCATCCAGTAGGGGTCGGCCTGCGTGTGATGACTGATGCCAAGGATCTGCAGCTCGGGCCGATCCGGCACCTCGATCATCAACCGATCACCCAGCAGCACATCGATGCTGGCGGGGTTCACCAGGTCTGGATCGAAGGGCACCACCATGGCGTGCTTGGCGCACAGGTGGTGGATCTCGTAGTCAGGCAGCACGCGGGGTGATCAGCTCGCCCAGAGCTTACCCTCCTCTGTCCGCCGGCGCCGAAGGCCTACCTCCACGCTGCTGCCGGGGTTGATGTAGAGCATCATCGCGGCGGGCACCTCGGCCCAGTGCTTGTCGCGCAGCACCCGAGTCATGGTGTTGTAGCCGGAGGCGCCATAGAAGCCGGTGCCGCAGTTGTAGGCGAAGCTGATCAGCGCGCATTTTTGCCCGTCGCTCATCTCAGCCCAGAACGGCACTTGTCGGCCAAGCACCGCTGCAATCCGATCCACCTCACCGCGAAGCATCATGTCGGCTTCGATCATGTTGATGCGATCACCGCGGCGCACGGGCCGGCCGTCGGGGTAGCGCGTGTTGCCATAGCCGATCGTCCAGGGATCACCGCCGGTGCCAGGGTCGGGGTAGGAATCGAGCCGGACGCCCTCGAATTTCTTGATGATGTTCAGCGCAGCGGTCAGGTCGGCCTGCTTGCCGTCCTGGCTCCAGGTCTTGAACCATTCCCGGTCGCGGCGCATGGCGGCCGCGTAACCGTTGGAGGCAATGTCTTCCTCAAGCTGGCTGATGGCGGCCAGCTGGTGGGGCAGGCCGCGGCTGTAGCGAAACAGCTGCTGGAGCGTGATCGGCGCGATGTTGGCCACGGCTCAGCGTTTGGCGAGGGGAGTGATGATGCCAGCGAGGATCTCGATGGCGCGGTAAGCCTTCACACCCATGCGGGTGATGCTGTCGAGCGCTTCGTCGTCCTTCGGGGTGGGGGTCATGTTTACAACGACCACAGCCACGCCATGGATAGCGACCAGCAGCGCAACAAACTCAGGCAGGTGGCGGAGCATGTCATCCATGCAGATGCTCTCAGGTTAGTTCTTGATTTCGAGAGTGCGCACCCGCTTGTCGAGATCCGCAAGCTGCGCGCGCGCGTCGTTCTTCAGATCCTGGATGGCTGCGGCGGTTGTCTGAACGGTGGCCTCGATGCGTGCGGCTTGAACCTGCATTGAAACGAGGAGGGCGCCGATGGCGAACATGCCAGCAGCAAGTGCCGCCGGGAGGGAAGCGGTGAACACCCCGCTGACCGTCTTGGGTTCATCCGCCATCGGCTGATCCGGCGCTCATCCCATCGTAGCGATCAAAGGGATCAGGCCTGCCCGCAAGGATGGCAAGAGCCCTGCGGTAGTAGTGATTGTTGGTCTTTCCCGCGGCTTCCAGCGTGTCGCGGATGCGTCGCCAGTTCTCGCGGGTTTGGGGATCCACTACCGGCCTTGGCCCCGATAGCGGCGGCGGCGTTGCGGGTTCCTGCTGGTGCCACTCAGCTTGGTGCGAAGGCTGCAGCCTTGCCGCGTGCGTTTGGGTGGGCCGGCCTGATGCTCGACCCGTGCTGCGCCTTGCTTGGAGCGAACTGCCATCAGCCTTCGTAGAGGATGTTCACGACGCCGGCGTCAAAGGTATCGGTGCCACCGACCGTGGTGATCCTGACCCGCGTCAGGGTGCCGGCCAGCGCCTTGGAACCTGCGACCATGCTGGGCACCGCGTTGTTCGAGTTAGCCAGCACGCCGTAGGCGGCCCAGGTGTTGCTGCTGGAGCTGACCAACGTAAACACGACCGACCCGTGGCTGACGTTTGCGGCAGCGTTGTCTCTGATGAGGATCACGCCGCTCGACAGGTTGGAAGTCAGCGACTGAGATCCGCTCTGGATGTAGCCGGAAGTGCCCAGATAGCTGCTGGTCTCAAAGCTGCTGGCGGTGCCGAGCTGGATGATGATTGGAGAGGTGCCGGTGGTTGAAATGCCAGCAAAACTGACCGTGATGCGATTGATCCAGCTTGGGATGCTGGTGAAGTCAAGAGTTGCGCCGCTGGTGCTGTTCTGAGCGGTTCCCTGCACCAACCTTGGCTGGGCGCTGGCGTAGGTGATGACGCCCGTCATCGTTCCGCCAGACTTTGGTAGTGCAGCGTTGGCCAGGTCGTAAGAGGTTTTTACCGAGTTAGCCGTGGCCGCCTGCGTGGTGCTGGTAGATGCGGTGGTGTCGTTGAGCTGAACGATGCCAGCGGCCGATGTGGTCGCCGTGGGCTGCGCACCGGCAAAGGTGATCGCGCCGGTCATCGTGCCGCCCGAGCGGGGCAGGGCAGCGGCTGCCAAGTCATAGGCCGACTTTACCGCACTTGGTGTAGCGGCCAGGCTGGTGCTGGTGCTCGATGTGCTGGCGCTGAGCTGCACCACGCCAGCGGCGCCAGTTGTGGCTGCGCTCAGGCCTTGGGTGAGGTCGCTGAGCGCCAGCTTCTTGTTCTGGTTGGACGGCAGCGCCTCGGTGAGATCCACCGCCGGCACCAAGGTGTTGGCGGTGGGTGTCGTGAGTGCGGTTAGGTCGGTAGTCTTGCGTGCAGCCACAAATCCTTATGCGAGGGGTCAGCAGTCTTCGGCGCCCTGAAACTCGGGCAGAGTTTTCAGGTGCTCGTAGGCTTGTTTGATGGGGTTGGGACCGTCTAAGTCAAGAGTAAACAAGTAATCCTTTGCCCCGATGCTTGCGGCGTTTTCTTGGTCGAGAAAGGAAACACTTGCCGTAAGCTGGTTTTTATTGCCTGAAATAGACGTAACCTTGACATACAAGGAGGCAGTGGTAATCGTCTCTTGGCCAGCGTCGTAGATAAATCCGTCGCCGCTGATCAGCTTTACTCCAGAAATCCTGAAAGAATGTTGAAGTGCCATGGTTTAAATCCGAGAGAAGGACTGCACCCATGCGGATGCGTAAACAGTGTTTGTTTCGTTGTTAGTGTAATTGCACCCCAGCAGCGTGCCAGCGATCAGCGTTGAAACCGTGAAATCGCCAGAAGCCAAAAATGCGCTTCCGTTTGGGCTTCCTTTGCTACTAAACGAAACCGCTGGCATTGTTGTATTGCCAAAGAAAAACACCTCGAAGTATTCAAATCCGCTAGTGCCATTGCGCATAAAGCCAAAAACACGCGCACCTCCCATTGTCCCTGGGTCGGCAACGTATTCAGCAAGTTTGAAAGTTGCGCCGGGAGCAAGGCTGAACCGCATCGGTCGCGTTGAGATTGCGCCTTTTCCGCCGTCGCCGCGTGGGGCAATGGCGCTTGCGCTTGTGGAGCTGTCATTGACTCGGTTGACCGCTGTGTTGGCCGCGTTGAGAAGATTATCATCAGACAGTACAAATTCGATAAGGCCAGTATCTGTGATTCGGATGCAGTCACCAGAAGCCGCGCTATGATAAACGCTGTTTTGGCTTACATAAACACTGGAGCTGTTGTTGGCTCCACTGTCGTCAGAAATAAGAATTCCGTAACCGCCTGCTCTTGATGCCGAAACAAGGTTCGACGCAAGCCGCAAACCGTTCATTGAATTGCCTTTGATGCCAACCGGGCACTGTATGTTGTTTCCTGTTACAGATGCGCTTGAGCTAAATCCAATATAAATGCCGTAACCCCCGCTTGATCTGCAGGTATTGTTTGTAATGGTTGCTGTAGTGTTGCGGTAGTAGCCCAACCGCCCAACGGAAATGCCTCCATAGGCGGGACTGGCAGAGGACGGGTCTTGACCTTCATTGAAGAAAAAACAAGTGTTGTCATTAACGACAACGTTATTTGTGCTAAAAATTTCAATGGCAGTGCCGTAAGTGTGCTGAACAACGTTGTTCGCAATCAAGGCTCCGGTGTTGTGCATGCTGTTAAGCGAGCCTTGCGGGTCGTATCCGATCCAGATGCCACCTCTCAAGCCAGCAAACGACCCTACTGCGTCGTACCAACCTGAATGCATCAATCGGTTGGATGTGATGGTGATGTTATATATCCCGTTTTGGTCAAAAGCATTTTCTCCACAATAAGTAAGCGAGTTCCCATGCCATAAGCAGTTCGTGTCCAGTGGTTGAACCTGTTCGCCAACCGTTGGAGTAGCTCCCATGGCGACCATGGTGGTCACAGTTAAATACGTGCTATTATCAACAATAGACTTAATTATGCCTTGCGGAGATGGGAAAGAGCTAGCGCGTGGAATGTAAAACGCTTGCCCAATTTTGAGAGATCTCAGCGAGCTGGCGTTCTTTGCCACAGTAAAAACTGTGGTTGAAGGAGCAACGTTGTTCGTAACAGTTGGGCCTAGCCCATAGCCACCTTTAAAGCCAAACAGCGTAATCTTGTTTACCGCGTTATTGCTGACCACATTGTTCAACCCGCACGACATATTGATGCCGGTAGAGCCAACGGTGTCTAGCGTATTGCCGTCCACGACCACGGCCTCGCAGTTGTCTGTATAGATACCAAAGCCGCCGCCGCTGACGTTGCCGACGACTCCACAGTTCTTAATGCTTGTATCCCTAATTGTGCCAGATTTTACCGCAGAAAAGCTAATAACAGCTGCTGACGTGTTGTTTAAGCCAACGTTTCTGAATGCACCCCCATACACTTCAACGGCTTCTATCATGCTGCTGGCTGACCCTGCAGCGATGCCATTCCAATTTGAGAAAGAAGCGGAAACACAGTCGATGCCACCAGCGCCATCAAAGCGAATGGTGCAATTCGATCCAGTGACCTTTAACAGGGCTGTCCCCGGCGATCCTGCATTTGAGAGAGGTTTGAGCGTGCCTTGAATGGTGAGATGAAGGTTGCCAGTCGAAGTGATTTGACTTGAAATACCGTACGTTCCAGGAGGCACCAAAACATTGGTGGCAGCGGTAATTGCTGCCTGAATGGCCGCCGTGTCATCCGTGACGCCATCTCCGACCGCGCCAAAATCTTTAACCGACACAATGTCGCGGAGTCTGGCCTGTACCGTGCGCGCGCTGGCTCCTGTTCCCGCCTGTGTGAACGACAGCTTGCTGGATGCAATGCCGGCGTTGGCGTTTACGTCAGCGTTGACGATGCTGCCGCTGCCGGCCGGGATTAGGCCAAGATTGGCCGTGTCCAGTTGGCCGATCGTGATCCAGGCGTTGTTCGAGCTGTTGCGCTGTTTCAGGGTCGCCGGGCTGGTGCTGGTATCGACCCAATACTGATAGGCGTAGGTAGTGCTGGGAGCCGATGCGCCGCTGTTCTGGCTGACGATCGCGGCCAGCGCGTTGTTTAGGTCAGCACGGAACGCCTGCCCTGACTGGTTCGCGATGTTGTAGTCGTGCTGAGCCATCAGATGATTTCCCGGCCGTAGCCAATGGCAGTGTAGGTGAACTGACGGCTCACAGCGGTGCCGGCACTGTTCCTAAAGGTTAGCTGGAACTCTGTGCGCGTCACGGTTCCTATGGTGAAGTAGTCGCCTGTGCTCATGTTGTATCCCGTCACGCCCATGCTAGGGGTTTGGTAAAAGGGCTCGGTAAAGGTCACTGTGTAGGTGCCAGCGCTACTGGTCAACGTGGCCGACTGCTCGGTGCGCTGCTGCAGCTCCACCACGCAGCCGAGCTCATCGATCACGATGTTCACCGACGGGTCGGTGCTGGTGGCGATCGTCTTGAACTGGAAGCCGCGCCCTCGCACGATGGCGTTGGCAAACTCGCGCCAGTCGCCCCACGTCGGGGTGCCGGCTGGGTTGTCCGGGGTGCTGCGGACGTAGAGCCTGGCGTTCACCTGGTCGAGGTTGGTTTCGTCCACCTCGGTCCACGTGTCGATCAGCGCCGTCTTGTCATCCCATAGACCGGCCGGCAGATAGGGGCGGGTGACGAACCGCCGCTGCATGTTCAGATCAAAGACCCCGCCCATGTCGAGCGTTGATCCGAACTCGTACTCGCCCGAGCCGAGCACGCCACCTGCGCCGTCAATCGACGGCAGCGCATCCCAGTCGCCGGCCTCACCCTGAGTCAGCAGCGAGGCGCCATCCTCAAGCAGCAAATTGTTGCCATCCTGAAGCGCCAGCGTGTCGTTGCCGGTGCCAGGCGGCGCCAGGTCGTCAACAAACACACCCGTCGAGATCACCAGGCCGTCGAGCCCGGCGTCGTAGAACATGTCGGTGAGGTTGCCCGAGAAGGGCGGCGTCTCCTGATCTTCCGCATAGGTTTGCACCAACAGACGCGGCAGCGGCGTCGGCAGATCGGCGACGATCAGCGTGGCGTTGAGCGAGCGCCGGCCGCCGTCATCCTCAAACTTGAGCAGGTAGGTGCCTTCGAGCAACGGAACCTGCTTTTGCGTCTGGTTGCCGGATGCGGCCGGCACGATCTCAATGCTGTTTTCCCAGATGGCGCCGACCAGCTCCGGCGTGTGGCGAATCAGCACCTTGCCGCCGATCTTCACGTCGAGCTCGTCAGATGCCGTCCAGCTGATGATGGCGCTGGCCTGGTCGATCGGCACCAGCGAGAGGCCAGTCACATCGACCGGTGGCGCCGTCTTGCCCAGCACGTTGAAAGTGAGCTTTGCCGGCAGTACAGAAGACCGCAGGCCGGCGTTGACGCTGTAGACCTCGATCTCGTATGTGCCAGGCGTGGTGTCGAGGATCTCGAAGTCAGGCCGCTGCTGCGTCGAGCTTGACCAGTTGCCGTTCTGCAGCCGCCAGCGGTAGCGGTATGAGTTGACACCCGGTACCGGCTGCCAAGTCACGATCAGCTTGGACAGCACCCGGCCGTTGCTTTCGTAAAGCGCCTCAATCGCCTGCAAATTGCTGGGCGACGGCGGAATCTCGTTGAGATCAGTGATGTCGCGTTGCGTCAGCGCGCGGCCGCGTTCGATGTAGTCATATTTTGAGGCGTTATAGGCCAGCGCCGAAATCTGATATTGCGCCTGATCCTGCTCGGCCACGCTGATGACGCGCCAGGTCGAGGCCTGAATGTTTGGTGTTTCGTAGATCCAGATGCTGTTGGCGTTTGGCGTCGCCGGCAGTGCTGAGGTCAGCGTGACGATAGACCCGGCAATGCTGACCACCGTGCGCGAGGCCACCGTGCCATCAGGCAAGATCACCGACAGCGTTCCGCCGGTTGGCGTCAGGTCGGCGGCGTTATCCACCGTGATCGTGGTGGTGGTGGCCGAGCGAATGCGCCCGCCGCGGCGAGACCCCGAACGCACCGGGTCGCTGATTTCGATGATCTGGCCAGGGCGAACCACCACACCGGCGTCGATTGATGCGGTGAAGGAAACCACCTCGGACTCATACTGCTCGGAATAAAGCAGCCATTCGCCGATCCGTCCGGCCTGGCCGCGGCTGGTGCAAGCAAAGGCCGACACCTCGGATGTGACCACGCCGTATTTGGCGATTGCGGCCTGATCTTCCGTGACCTCATAGGCCACATCCCGCAAGGCAAGGTCTAGGTAGCTGACCACCGCAACCGTTGGCCGGGTCTTCAAGCTGCCGGTGGAATAGCTGAAACCTTCCTCGGAAACGTTTGCCAGCGTGAACAGGTAGGCCGCGTCGGCCGGTTTGTCTTGGCTGATCGTCAACGCGCCCGTGCTCCAGTAGGGCATTGCCCGGAAGGTGGAGCAAAGGTCGTTGATCAGCTTGTAAGCCTCCTCCTGCGTCTGGATGTTGACGTTGCAGGAGAACCGCGGCTCGGTGCCGCCGAAGCCGTTGGGCACCAGCTCGGAGGCGTACTGGCTGGCGGCATAGAACGCCCATTTGTCGAGCTGCGCGGCCTGCACGTGATTGCCAAAGCCGTAACGGGTCGATGTCAGCAGATCCCACAGGATCCAGGCCGGATCCGAGCACCACTGTGCAGCGCCAAAACTGCCATTCCAAACGCCGCTGTAGATCAGCCGGCCGGTGGCTGCCTCCACTGTGGCGTTTGAGGGGATGGCGACTTTGATGCCGCGCACCAGGTAAGAACGCGCTGGAATCGAGCTGAACTGCTCAGCGTCCACCCGCATCGCCACCAGGGCGCTATTCGGGTAGCGCAGTTTCGCGTAGGTGATCTCGGTGTAACTGGACCAGCTGAAAGCGTTGATCAACTTGGCGCTGGTGCTGTCTGCCGTGACGCGCGTCACCTTGACATTGACCGGGAACGCCCCGTTCAAGCTCACCAGATAGTCGCGCTGATACTGGTCACCCGTGCGGCCGGCGATCGTGTCATCGATCAGCGTGGTGTAACCGCCGCCGTTGTACTGAACCGCAATCTGCAGCTGGACGCTGGCGCCTTTGATGTCGCCTTTGTCGGTGAACTCCTGCAGCCCCGGCACAGTGATCGTGATGCGCGCGGCATTGACCGTTGTGTCAGTGATGCTGCGCACCACCGGGGTGGCTTTCTGCACCGTGACGTTGACGCCCAGCTCATTCTCAACGTCGGCGGCGATCGGGATATAGGACTGGTTCTGTGTCCCGTTGCGCGTGTAGATGGTGACGTTCTGAAAGTTGTAGGTGCCGTCAGGGTTCTGCAGTGGGGTGTTGTTGACGAAAATCGACTGATGGCCGTTCTTTAGGCCTTCGATCTCGCCCTCGCTGATCAGATCAACCAGGTTTGCGTACTGCGTTGAGTTGAGATCATCAGCCGCCTCAGTGGGCGTGTAGCTACCGCCGCCACCTTTTCCGCGACTACCACCACCACCGGCGCCGGTGATGCCGAGGCCAAGGCCGGCATTGTGCACCCTGATTCCGCCAGCGATGAAAGTGTGATGGCCTTCGACGGTCAGGTTGTAGACCGTGCCTTTGCAAAATTCGCTGCGATCCACGATCGGCCGCAAATGGCCGTTTTCGTCCACCAAACAGTCGTCGGCGCCCAGCGTGTCAATTTCGACGAACGCGTTGAACTGGTTCAGCACCCAATGATTCGGCGTGGCGTCCAGCACGGCGCCGCCCCACAGCCGGTAGCGCACCACGCGCTCGCCTTCGTGGACGTGCACCTTCAGGATCGCCGCGGTGTGCAGCTCGCCCTGGTCATCGAAGCTCAGCACCAGGTCGCCGGGTTGCAGCGTCTCGATGGCGCGCTGCCCGTCAGGCGTGCGGATCAGCGTGTGCCCCAGAAAGCACCCGCCACCACCACCAGCGCCGACGATCCGCGTCATGCGGCCACCTGCACGGTGTCAACGCCGGCCGAAATCACCACCGAGCCGACCAGGGTTTCGCCGTAAACGATCGGCACCGGGATCCCCTGACGGCTGGTGTTCTGAATGCCGCTGAAGCTGTAGCTCTTGCGCGGATCCTTCTCGGTGTCGGTCATGCTGTTGTTCAGCTTCGGCACTGGGGTGAGCAGCTGCGCCACGCCGCCGAGCACCAGGCTGGCGCCGATGCCAAAGGCCAAAGAACCGACCGTCAGGCCCGGCAGCAGCGCAACGCCGGCAAAGGGTGCAACGAAAGCCAGCGCGATCAACGCCACGCCGGCCAAAATCCGACCGACGGCCCCAGCACCAGCCACCACCGGGATGATTTTGATTTCCTGCTGACCGGCGGGATCGTGCAGCTCCTGCTCGCTCACGTCATAGTTGCCCACACTTACCCGGTAATACTGGTCGATCATGTGCCGCTCAAGCTGCGGGAAGTTGGCCAACAGGAAGCGCACAGCTTCAGCCGCGCTGGCCACCTCGGCCTCAAACTTCCGGCGCTTCAGGAACTTCGCCAGGCGCCCATAGATGCGGATCGTGCGCAACATCAGCCGAGCCGGAGCCTCCCTGCATCGTAATGGCGAAGCTTGCGGCCGGTGCATTTCTGCAGCCAGCCGCCATAGAGATCGCGGCTGCTCAGTCGGCCGCGGATGTGATGCAGCACCAGCTGGTCGCCAATGTAGACGCCGACATGGTTGAGCCCCGGTCCGCTGATGCTCATCAGCAGCGCGTCGCCCGGCTCAAGCGGCTCATCTGCGTCCAGCTCTTGAAAGCCGGCGTCCTTCCAGAAGCGATCAAACAGCGGGTCAGCCTCGAACTGCTCGGGCGTCAGCGGCCGCTCCCAATCTGGGAGCTGCAGGCCGTGCTCGCCGTACCAGTCGCGCGTCAGCGTCCAGCAATCGGTGATGCCCCAGGTCCACTCGCGGCCGATCAGCGGCGCCTGGTAGCCGCTGGGGCGCAGCTCGGCGCTCCAGGCCTCGGTCTTGGGATTGACGATCCACCACGGCAGACCGGTGCGCTCAATTGCCAGCAAATCGGCCTGGCTGGGCACCGGCGGTGTGACCGGGTGGCTGTGCACCACCGCGGTGATTTCGCCGGCGTCCTCAGCCGCGGCAAAGTCCAGCGGGTCGAGAATGAACTGCTCGGTGCCGGCGGCCAGGTTGCGGCAAGGCCAGTAGCGCTCGCGACCTTTGACCACCACGACCAGGCCGCAGGCCTCGCGCGGGTCTTCTTGTTGTGCGTGCTCAAGTGCTTCGGCTTGCCAAGTCATGAGAAATAAGTCCCAATTCCCGGAAAAGACCCGAACGACAGCTCAGCCGTGGCGCCAAACCGTGCCCTGCAGCTACTCAGTCGCTTGCCGCAAACATCAAGAGATGAGCTACTAACGCCTTGATCGGACTCGTTGAAATAAACAATCACGTTTAAGTCTGGATAGGTGCTCAAGTAATAGCTTGCATTAAACTGCCCGCCAGCATTGCCGCTTCTGCCTTCCCAAACCCCATAATTTCGGAAATGCTGATTTGCCGTAGCAAGCGTGTAAACAGCAGCAACGTCTGCATAGGTTGCCAGGTAATACGTGGCGTTAAACTGCCCAGTGCTGTTGATGTTGCGGCCTTCTGCGTAACCAAAGGCTGCATAGTGCTCGCGCAGTGGCCGTGCTGCGGGGCCGGCCGGGTCATACCCGCACTCAGCCGAGCGATAGATCCACTGGCAGATGTTGCTGATGCACTGGCGTTTTGGTGCCCGCACGCCGGCTAGGTCAAAAGCGGCCGCCAGCTCAAACTCAACCACATCGCGCGTCTCGGCCGATTTGCGGTCCACGTAGAAAATCTCGCGCGGAAACTCGGCCGTCGGGTCCGGCGTGCCGTAAGGATTGACGTTGCCGGGGAAGTTAACCGCGTCGATGTAGCGAGCCAGGGTGCGGATGCGCGTTACCTTGGCGCCTTCAAGCCCCTTGGGCAGGCTGAGCAACAGCGCCGTGATCGTGCCCATGATGTTGCTGCAGCGAATCCGCGGCCGAGGCAAAGTGCCCTTGCCCTCATAGGCAAAACCATCCGCCTCGATCGGAAACCGCATATAGCCATTGCCGGCCCAGACGAGCTCACCATTGCTGTTGAGGCTGGTGCCGGCATGAAATCGGTAGATGTCGGCCACGCCGTGCTGCGCCACGTTCAGCTGCAGCTCAAACAGCTCGATGATCGCGCTGGGCGCAATCGACTGAAGGTCTGAGACGGGAACGGTCACGGCTCAAACACCTGCCGGAAGGTGGCGCGGATCTGGTTGTTGTTGCAGTTGCTCAGCGTCGTCTGCCACTCCTCGCACACGTATTTGCCAGCGCTGCCGCGGGGTGGCGTCCAGTCGAATGATTCCACGCCGGCGCGAGCATCAAGAAACGCCGTGATCTGGTCCCGCTCGGTGTCGGTGCGGTTGGAAAAGACCAGATTCCATTCTTTCGGATTGGTGTTCAGGCCAAAGCGAATCCGCTGCTCATAGCCATCGCCCGCCTGAAACTTGCGCGCCCGCGGCTTGCTGGCCTCGCTGGCCTCAAATGACGGGGTGTAGGTGAAGGTCGCCATCGGTTATGCCGCCGCGAGAATGCCGCCAGGCCGGCGCTGTTTGATCAATTCTGCCTGCACTGCCTGCGCCACAACCCGACCCAGCTGGTCGCCGCGATTGCCGTCGCCCTGCACGTTGGTGCCCTTGGCATCGACGCTCACGTTGACCGTGGTGCCACCGCCGCCGCCTTTCATGGCCACCGGGATGCGCCGGCCGTCGGGCAGCGGCACATAGGCCTCAGGCATCGAGCCCTCGCCGAACATGGCCAGCTGCGGGCTGCTGGCGACGCCGCCGCCTGCGTACTTGCGCAGCGGCAGCGGGCCGTCGCCGGTCATGATGCCGCCGTTGGCGAATTTGATGCTGCCGATCGCGTTGATGATCGGCTGAATCACCAGCGTCTGCGCAATTTGCCGCGCGATGTCTTTCAACACGCCAGCGGCAATCTGCTTGAGGCTGTTGCCCCAGTTGTCGGTGCCGCTGATCAGCAGGTCGATCGCAGAGCCGATGCCCTGGCCGATGCTGTTGGCGATGCCCTCGACCAGCTGCTTTTTCTGTTCATAGGCCTGTTGCAGCTGCTGCAGCTGCTGCTGCTCGGCCGTCAGACCGGTGATCACTTCACTCTGTTTGGCCACGCGCTGATCGATGTTGGCGATCATGCCGTCCAGGGCTGCCTTTTGCTGATCCGTCAGGCCGGTGATTTCGCGGTCCTGCACCAGCTGCGAGCGCAATGTCTCCAGCTTGCTCAGCTCAGACCGTGCGGCGTTTTCTGCATCCACGCGCTGCTTTGCCAGCTCAGGGCTCAACCCGCTGCGCTGCAGCTCAACAATCCGTTGGTAGTCCCGCAGCTGGTCGCCGGTGGACTTGCGCTGCTGATCAAGCTCGCTGGTAATGTTGCCCAGCTCGGCCTGGCGCGAGGAAATCAGATCACCCAGCGCTGCGGTGCCGCTGGCGTTGCGGTTGGCGCCAATTGCTGCGTCAAGGTTGCGACCCGCCGCCGTCACACCCGGCAGGCCAATCACCCCTGAACCAGGTTGGCCAATCAACATCCGCGCGCTGCCGTTGCGAGAGGCAGCCATCGCGGCCGGCAGGTAATCCTTGTAAGCACCGGAGCGGTAGACCGACCACGCGCCGAACCCTTGGCTCTGCTGAACCTGCCGCGCGGCGTTGGCATTGACCGCTGGATCGAACAGCGCGTCATTGCTGCCGATGCCAAACTGCTGGCGCCGGGCTGGTCCCATGCCGCCCAGCATGTTGATCTGCCACAGGCCGTAGCTGTTGTCGCCGGTGCGGAAATTCTGGTTATGCGCCCCCGAATTGCCGCTCGACTCGGCCATCGCGATCGCCGCCATGATCGCCGCGTCTTGCCCGCGGAAACCTGCTGACCGGGCCAAAGCCACCAGATTGCCGACACCCAGCTGTCCGCGGCCCACAGAGCCTGGTGTGGCCATGCCACCGCCCAACTCGCCGGCTGCTTGGCGGGCACCGCCCACCATTTTCTTGGCCATCTTGTCGGCAGCGTCCTGCAGGATTTCGCTGATCCCGCGCGCCACACTGAGCTTGTAATCTTCCAGCGTGCGCTCGATCTGCACTTTGCGGTCGGTGGCCTGTTGCTCGATTTGGATTTTCTGCTCGGTGTAACGCCGCGTCGCATCGTTCAGCCGCTGCTGCAGATCAACGGAATCGGTGCTCAGGCCATTGGCGCGCAGCCGCAGCCGCTCGCGTTCCAGCTGGTAATCCTGCTCCTGCGCCGCAATGCGCCGGCGTGCCTCGGCCGTGCTGCGCTCGATCTGCAATCGCTGATCGCCCAGCGAGCGCTCAAGGTCAGCTGCGCGCCGTAGCGTTTGCTCGCGGAAGTCCCGGAGTTTGAGCTCGGTGTCTTCGCGGATCTTCAGCTCTTCAGCCAATCGCTTTTTGGCTTCTTCCATGGCCGCGCGTTCGCGGCCCGCAATCCGTTCGCGTGCGGCCTTTTCTTGCTCCTGCAATTGCGCCGCGTTGGGGCGATCCACCGGCCCAGCCGCGGCACGTTCGCGTTGGAACTGTTGAAACAGTTGCTCTTGCCGCTGCCGAAAAAATGTTTCCTTGCCGCCGAGATCAAACAGCCCGAACCGTTGGCCGGCTTCCGCTGCTGCCTGGTCGCGCGCGCGGATCCGATCCTTCAGCACCGCCTCGGCGCCCTTGTCGCCCGACATGCTGCCAAGCACGCTGGCCACGTCCTTGAGGCCGGCGGCAAAGTCGCGCACCACCGCCAACGCTGCCGGGCCGAAAATTCGGCTGATTGATATGCCGACGCTCTCAGCGGCAATCTGCAGATCTTTCAGCGCCTGCGTGCCCGTGTTGAACTGCGCGTTCAGATCATCGAGCTTTTCATCCTTTAGCCGTGCCAGCGCACGCAAGACAATATCTGTCGAGATTTTGCCTTGCTCGCCAAGTTTTTTAAGCTCACCAACGGTGACGCCCATTTCCTTGGCGATCGCCTGACCCACGGCCGGCGCCTGCTCGCGGATCGAGCGCAACTCATCGCCTTGCAGTACGCCGGAGCCAAGCGCCTGCTTCAGTTGCTCCAGCGCTGCAGCGGATTCGGTCGCAGTCGCGCCGCTGGCGCGCGCGGCGGCCGTAAACCCGACGTAGGCATTCTCAACTTCTTTCAGCGTGACGCCGGTGGGGCGAAGCGCTGCGTAAAGTTTGGAAAAGCTGTCCTGAGCCTCGGTTTGGCTGATGCGCAGCGTTTGCGCGATCCGCGCCGCGGCCGCCTGTGCGGCGTTGTATTCGCCAAACTGCTCGGTCAGCGCCTTGAGCCGCACCTGGGCCGTTTCAGCGCTCAGGCCAGCCTCAACCACACCGCGCACCGCGTCCATGCCGCGATCGGCGACCATGGTCGTCAGAGAGCCCGCCACGCCGCCCGCAAAGCCCGCCAGCAGCGCGCCGCCACGGGATAGGCCACCCGATGCAGATGCAGCGCCCTGGAAGCGCCGCAGACGCTGCTCAGCGGCCTCAATGTCGTTGGTCAGCAGCTTGAACTTTCGGCTGCCAAATTCCGCGTTGTCCCGCAGCGCCTTCAAGGCGCCGACGGTCCTTTGAAGGCCAGCGACCGTGTTGTTGGACGCGCTGCTCAGCGCCTTGGTGGCCGTGTAGAGCTGATCGAGCGATCGCTTGCTGACGTTGCTCTGCTGGCTGAGCCCTTGCAGGTTGCGCTTCAGCTGGTCGAGCCCGGTGCCCTCCAGCTTCGCCGTGAACTTGATCGCCGTGTCGAGGGTCATCGCCATGGATCAGCCCTCCCGGTTCATCGCCGCCAGCGCTGCGCCTTCCATCACCTGCAGGTCCTCCAGGAGCGCGCGCGGGTCTTTCACTGCGTACATCTTAAAGAGCCAAGCCAGCACCGAGTAATCGAGCCCCACAGCGCCGCCAGCACTGGTGCGCCATTGCGTCTGCACCCGGCACCACATCTCGATCGCATCCCAGTTATCCGGCCACACTTCAAAACGGTCCGGCTCGGTTTGCTCCGGTGCCGGGATGCCCATCGCCTCGGCATCCTTTTCCGTTTCGTCCTTCACACCGCCGCCGGCCCAATGCTCAGCGGCGGCGATCAGTTTTTTCTTTTGCCTTTGCTGAGCGAATCCAGCCAGCTGCTGACCACCGCAGCAGCCACCAGCGGCACGTTCAGCAGATCAACCCTGGCTTTTTCGCTGTAGGGCACATCGCCGCCCTTGGCATCTTGAATGCCGCTCCAGCCGACCAGCACCTGGTCGCACAGCTCGTCATCGGTTAGGTCGCCGTTCTGGATCTGATCCCAGATCTCGCGGATCCGCTGTTGCGGCAGCCGCTTGAACTCGGCATCAAAGGTCTGTTTGTCGAACCGGCCACCATCGATGGGAAATTCGACGGTGACCGGCCAGCTGTAGCTCTCGCTCTGAGACAGAACGAACGCCATGCGGTGCTCCTATCAGGTGTAGACCAGCGACAGCTCATCGTTGCCGGCCGAAGTCGGCACCAGCATCAGAGGCAGATTCAGCATCTGGATCCCGTTGAGATCGCTGTAGCTGGGCTGCGTGATGTCGGCTTGAGCTGCCGTGAACGTGATGATGTTACCGGCCGTAGAACCATGCTGCACCGTCAGGTTGCCGGTGGCAGTGCCCAACGCTGCGGTGAAATAGTCCTTCGTAGCGATGTCGGGCGCTTCGATCACCGCGGTAGCAGCGGGCTTGCGATCGGTGATCAGCACCTGTTTGGTGCAGCCCACCAGCTCGCGATAGATCACGTCGTTCGCAATCTGCATTTGCAGCGACTGCAGGCAACCGCTGTAGGAGAACAGCGAGAAGTTGCTGCTGTTGCCGTTTTTGAACACCAGCGGAGTGGGCTGGCTGTAGGTCGGCGAGGGCAGCGCCACATCGGAAGGGGCGTTGTAAATGCCGGTCATCGTGAACGCGATGGTCGGAATCTGGCCCACCTGCATGTTCACCTCAAACGTGCCGCGGCAGCCGGTGACCTTGTGGCGAATGCCGTCGTTGTGGAAATAAAGGGTCGCCGAGCTGAAGCTGGAGCTCACCGGCGCGTAGGTCACGCTGGTGGTCGCCACCACGGTCTCGGACAGGCCGCAAGCTTTGAGCACGGGGCCATAGGCCGGAGCGGTGCCAGCGGTGCCGGAACCGGCCAGCTCAACCTCGAACGTCACCTCGACGCGCGTCTGCGCGAGCAGGGTCTCGTAGTTCCCGAGGTAAGGCCGCACCAGGTCGCGGGAGACCAGATCGGCCTGCAGCGGGGTGATCTCAAGGTTTCGCACCAGGATGGCATTGGCCGCACCGGTGGGGGTGGGGTCAGTGCCGTAGGTGACTTCAGTCTTCGCCAGCAGTAGGCGCTTTCTCGTCAGAGCCATTGCTCAAGTCCTCGGAGGGTTCGGAGGGTTGGGCCGGCTCCGTCCGCTCGATGAGCGTCCGCTTGCCGGTTTTGGGGTCTTGCAGGTAAGTCCCGCCTTGGCCCCAGTATTCGTCCACCATCGTAGCCATGATCAGCTCACCAGATTTGCAACAGAGGTCCGGTACAGCACACGATAGTCGCATTGGATTTCTCCAGCTGCGCCATCGGCTTCTGTGAAATTGAACGTGACGCCGATCGGCTGGATGTCGATGGCGTAGCCGCCAAGCGTCAGATCGGCCATCAGCTTGCTGTGCAGGCTTTCAATGATTGGATCGGCCTGCTGATCCGGCACCGCGCCGCGCACAATCACGCTCACGCGCACCGTCATCGACCAGTCGAGCGTCGGCAGGCTGGTGTTCTGGCTCGCCGTGTCGCTCAGCGGCTCCACCACGATCGCCGGGCTCTCCTCGCGGGGGATCGGCTCCACCCGCGTCCGGTAGATCCGCGTGCCCACGCCGGTGGTGCCGGTGAGCTTGGTGCGGATGGCAGCGAGAATCGTTTCGCGTTTGGTCGTCATGCCCAGGGTCCAACGGAAGTGTTGGCGCCGGATGCGCCGATGGGCCAGATGGCGAAGTACGAGCCGGCGGAGGTCGAATAGGCACCGCCTGGGGCTGCACTCAAGGTGTACTGAGGAATGAACGTGCCGCCCGCGTTGATGCTGACGGTGCCTAATATTGCATAAGGAATTACCCTGCCGGCAGTGGTAGTAGCTGGACTTACAGTGAAATTACTTGCAGTTGTTACAGCAATAAAACTTGGACCCGTTGTATAAACTGAAAGCGATCCAAGCACGCTCGTACCAGTGCCGGAATAAAATATATTGTTAATTGTTGCCGTTCCGCCAAAAGACAGGCCAAGGCTATGAGAAGTTGTGCCTGCGCTTTTGGATAATGCAAAGTTGTACTCAAATGCGTAAACCGTACTGGCTGCAAGCGTTACGCCAACACCAAGCATGGATTGAGCTGTAGCCCCATTGCTTCCGGCATAGTCGCTGTTAAGCCGATAAAACATCATCGACGGCGACACGCCGCGGCTGGCTGGTGTCGAATAAATCACTTTGCCGTCGTACTCCACCGCGCCAGCTGTGGCCGATGTGAGGTTGGTGCCGGACTGTAGGCTCAGCGGCGCGTTGGACGCCGTTCCAGCTGGCAGAACAACAGGAGTTAAGAAGTTCCTGCTCATCAGCCGAGCACCACCACGCGATAAGCGTTAGAAGCCGGAGCAGTGGCAAACACCACGGCCACCGCGTTCACGGTCGTGCGCTGCACGTCCACTTCCACGTCGTCGTATTGCCCGCTATTCGGGAACACTCGAACGATCACGTCGCGGGTGTTGAGGTTGTGAGTGACGGTGTAGCTGGTGGCGCTGCCGTCGCCGACATTGCTCGACACTTTCCGCAACCGGCCCGACCAGCTGGCGAGTTTCAGCGGAGTGACAATCTTGGCGTCATTGGTGCCTGCGTCGGTCTCAGCTTGGGTGGCAATTTGAGCGATGCCGGCCGTGCTCTCGCTGGCTGACGGCGCAGCCGTACCAAACGACACCCAGTTGACCGTGCTGCTGTCGATTGTGCCGTTGACTTGATCCTGGCGGTAGGTGCTGCCGGCGCTGGTGCCTTCCTCAATGGTGGTGACGGCCTGTTCAAGCTCGGCAAAGGTGTTGGCATCCAGCGAACGGGTCATCGCGCTGCTGGATCCGTTCCAGACGTAAATCCCGTTCTGAGATGCGGTGCTCTGAGACCGCACCAGCACGCGATCGGCGCTGGCCATGCTGACGCCATCAATCGTGGCGCCAGGGCTGCTCAGGTTGATGTTGGCCTGCGTGGCCACCCGGCAGCTATCCTTCCACGCCAAGCCCTCGACCAGCGAATCAACGTAGGACTTGGTGGCTGCATCACCAGCGCTGCTCGGCGCAGCAAGGTTCGTCACCCGCGAGGCCGAGTTGAAGTCCAGATCGGTAAAAACTTTCCGGGCCATGTCAGGTCAGCCTCGCGAAACCGGATAGGGGCACTGAAAACACGATAACGGTCCGGTTTACGGTCGGATGCGTCACGTCAGCTTCGATTTCCTGGCTGCCGCTGTCGAACACTTCCACGCTCGGCACATGGCCAAGGTTGTGGTTGATGGTCCAGGTGCTGGCTGGCGTGGACTGCGTGAACACATAGCCGGCGCCTTCGTCGGTGCCGTCCACCCACTTGCTGCCGTCGTACTTCAGCACCTCGCCGGCCGCTGGACTGACCAGATCCACATCGGTGAGATCCGTGAGGCCGAACGTCCGCGGGTTAGAGCCAGGTGCCGTGCTGCTCGGTGCCAGGCGCTGCAGCGCAATCTCAACAAACGCGCCATCGTCCAGCTTGCGCACCTCGCGCACCTGGTAGTTGACGCCATCCACTGTGATGCCATCGCCAAACAGCAAACCGCCAAAATCAGCAGCGCGCGCCGTCAGGCTGTAGTCGGTGCTCAGCACCATATCGCCGGAGATGATCTGGCTGGGCATGTCCAGAATGCCCAACGCCGAAACGGCGCCAGCCGTGCAGCTGACGCCGAAATCGTGCAGGAAAACCGAGAGGTCTTCACTCAGCGGCATCGGCCTTCACCTTGCG